AAAATTTAATGCTTCTTGATAAGTATCAAAAAAGAATAATATATCTTTTTTAAAATTTTCCTTACCGTATTTTTTTATAGCGTATTTTATTCTTTTTCCGGAACCCATATAACCATCTTCAAGATTATTAGTTTTATGAACTCCATAATAAAAATTGCCATTTATTTTATTTTCAACTCTATAAAAATAGTTTACCATTCGAACCCATGTTTGTTTATTATATGTATTCGAGAGTGAAGAGTTTTAAATTTAAACTGAGAAAGTCGTAAAGAGCGTTTTTCTTTAGCGCGTCTACCAATTTCGCCATATCCACCGAAGCGAATAGAGGGGCTCGAACCCCCACGCCATTAAGGCACCTGTTTCCAAGACAGTTCGAAGTAACTCTAAACATTACTACAGTTTTGTTGTCCTCCCAGGGCTCGAACCTGGAGTCTCCTGATCCAGAGTCAGGCGTATTAGCCAATTCTACTAAAGGACAATGAAAAAATAGGATGGACCGAATGGCCTTTTTAAGGAGATATTTTCACGTGACTATCCCCTCCTATCTTAGTGCAGATACGAGGACTCGAACCTCGACTATCGGTGATCTTCCTTACTTACTGCTTTTATGATCACTTATTAAACAGCTTTTAAGAAGGCCGATCTCCCGTTTCTCATCTGATTTGACTGTTCTAGAATTCAATCCAGATTACTAAACAGGGGCGTTTACCCTTTCGCCATATCCGCTTTATTTTTTGCCATATCTCCATCCTTGCGGAATTTGATCTGTATTTTTTATTTTCTTAATTTCTTTTCCGTTTGTAATCCATTTAGTTCCAAATTGGGAATTTTTATTACCTTTTTGATAAGTATGTCCTTTATGTTTTAAAGACATTTGGATTTTAGTTTCTTCAGAATGGGTTTTATCTTTAAATCCCCAATTATCCGGAGGGGATAAATTTAATTCTTTAAATCTCTGAGATTGTCTTTTTTTATGCCATTCTAAATATTTAGGGTTATTCCATTGAGATTTTAATCCTGCCTGAGTACATTTTTTATGATGATCAGGATTTATAAATCCCCCTCCCCCTCCAGGTTGTAAATTCATACATGATGGATCTTTCAAAAAAGATTCATTTACAATTTCTTTTTCCCTGTTAAAAAGTTTTTCTTTATCTTCAAAGAACTCTAATCGTTCGATTTTAAAATTTTCCACCCCGTATTTGTTAATAGAATATCTTAAAATTTTTCCAGATCCTAAATATCCATCTTCTAAATTAGATGTGGAATGTATTCCTATATAAAACTTGCCATTAATTAAATTAGTAGTTTTATAAAGAAAATGAAATTTCTTTTTCTCTCGTCTTGGCATATAGTGTTTATTCTATATATCTTCAAAACGGGGCGAAAAAGTAGCAGTGCCGCCGGAAGTACTCGAAACTTCAAGCTGAGGTTTTACAGACCTGTCTCCTGCCCTGGGTCGTCGGCGTTTATAAACTCCTGGGGTAGATCATTTAGTATAGGGAGTTTATAAAAAAGTTTGTTTGAGTGCCCACTTTCTCTGTTGCAGTTTTAAGTGACAAACTCTTTGTCGGGGTGGCCGGGCTCGAACCGACGACCTTATGGTCCCAAACCATACGCGCTACCAACTGTGCTACACCCCGAATTTGCTGAGCTTACTTTTACCGCCTCAGCCCGGTAAGATAGAATTATGTCCGGACATATCTATCGCTCTCTATATTCAACCTTTGGGAGCTACCCATTAGTAATATAGGAACGCTTCGTTGCCCTGAAAGGAATCGAACCTTTACAGACCAAGATCCAAAGTCTTGCGCGCTACCGTTACGCAACAGGGCAATAAAATTGAGCCGACTGGGGGACTCGAACCCCCGGGACCGTTAGGTGCGGGTTTACAAAACCCGTGCTGTCGCCGCTGAGCCAAGTCGGCATAAACTGAGAAAACCGATAGAGTATTTTTTCTAAATTATTTCGGTGTGTTTATATCTTTCACCATTCCCCCAAAAAAGCTGGTGGGGGAAGAAGGGGTTTCACCTCCAAGCTCCGGAGAGCGCCGAATTTACCAAATTGTCGAAGTAACTCTTTTCATTACTACAGTTTAAAAGTTAGTTGAGAAATTTGATTCGAGTGTCTTTTTTTAGAATTACGATCTACGAAGTAACCCGCAATCTTACTACAACTTAGAGACGAGGGTGGGATTCGAACCCACGCGAGCTTACGCTAACGGTTTTGCAGACCGTCCTTTTCAACCACTCAAGCACCCCGTCAGGGAAACCAACATGTCAAAGATCGATGGGACTAAAAAAGTCCCGAATTTTTTTAAGGATCCGGGACTTTGATTACACAGAACATATCAGACAATCAAATATCCCAATCCTGAAGACCATATTGTAAAGCAACCGATAAATCAATCTCCGGGTTTTCTCGGAGATGTTGTATCGTTGAAGCCATCACCTCGGCCTGCAAGCCATAAGGAGCTGCTTCATGTAGAGCCTGACCAATCACCTCCGCACCCTCGGCGGGAGGGAAGGATAGGCTGTTAGTTCGTTTATTCCACAACTCTATCGCCTTACGTCCACACCATTCAAGATCATTTCTAATCGCACCGGTAGTTCTTTTAACAAAACAGTTTGTGCATTTTATTTCAGCCTTCCGTGATTTTGTATAATCGTTACCGATAGTGATAAACTCCGGTTCACCACCGCAAAACGGGCAGGGCAATAATTTCTCGGCAATAAACTCTCCCGTATTTGTTGAATAAGTTTGTTCTTCTATGTTCATCTCAGTTTTTTGTAAGCAGTTAAGACTTCTTCCGTTAATATCTCTCTGCAAAAATCAGCAGACCTTTTCAGGCTCTCTTTACGAGCAGCATCAGCATAAGCAACAGCAGCAGCAAGGTCTACTGCTTCCAACAATGTATGATCTTTTTTTGCCATTAATAAAAATGTTTTTTATTTATAGGGCAAATATATGAAAAGATCTCAAAGAACAAAAACTTTTTCCGTTAAAAGTTCGTTAAAATAAAAAACCCTCCTTGGTTGTCCGAGGAGGGTGAAGAATGTATCTAGTATGAGAACTTTCTACTTTTATCGGTACACCCTCTCGGAAACTCCACATGGGAGTTGCTCCTGTGTTAAGGTTAAATTTAGGGTCGGATAATATGATAGAAAATTTCTCATCTAATTTATATCTTGTAATGTATATACTCACGAAGAATGAAAAAGTTTTATTACTTAGCGTAAAAATTTTCAACCATTTCTATTTCTTCTCTCTTTTCTTCAATTCTGATATTTAATGTTTCTTTTACTAGTTCCGGGTTTATAACACCTTTTGATTCGACCAATTTCGTGTAAGCTGTAGCTAATCTCATGCATCCTGCTAATTGATCGGAATTTGTACATGAATCTATAATGCTAAAAACTTTTTTAATAGGAACGAGGTTTTCCATATATTAAATTATTTTTCTATATATTCATTAATAAATTCATCAGAATTGCTTCCATATTTTTCAACATTTATATTATTATTGATAATGAAATTAAACCAATCTTTTTCCATTAAATCCACGGATTTTAATTCTTGATTTCTGTGTCTATCCATTAACCATCTGACAAAAGGCCAATTATTGGCTATTTCGAAAACAAGACAATTTCGATTATATTTAGTTTGCTCTGGGGGGATTTGATCTTCGGTTTTAGGAGGGAAAAAATCCCTGAAAAATACATGTGTCATTTATTTCTTTCCTCCAAAAATATCCCCAAAATTACTAAAAATATCTTTCATTGAATTAGGATCAATCTTTCCATTACTTGATAGAAAATGTTCAGAACATGATTTGATCACGATATAATGATATTCGGATCCATATTTCTTTTTACAAAAATCCTCAAGCTTTGATTTTGCATGTAACTCAGAAAGACAATTTTTTACAATCATTTCCTTTCCGAAAAAATTCTGAAGCATGCAATGTACTTCATATTTAATGAGAAATGCTTTATACATGTCTTTAATATTTAAAGACAAATATACAAAAAATTACTTTAGAAAAAAATTATTTATATAAATTTTTCTTAAATAATCTTGCAAAAAGTCCTTTAGTACACTTTTGAGTTGCAGCTTTTTTCTCTAGATTTTCTGGGGTTGAATCTGCATCAATCGTTGTCCAAGCTTCCCATTGAACCCCCCAGTCAACAAATTTAAGATAAGTATATCCTTTATCACCCCAAGAAGTGCTCCACGAATTTCTAATGATGAAAGAATCCTTTAACCATCCGGCAACACATACAGCGTGACCCCCTATCATTTGCTGACCTGTGAAATCAGGTTTCCAGAATTCCATTTTTTCAGGATTGTAAACAGGGAATGCAATATAGCAAGGTCCATTTGCAAAAAGAGCTTTCTTTAATCCATCTAGAAGATCTATTCTTGCATATCCGGCTATTTTATATTTGGCTGCTTCGTCACGAAGTTCTGCATTAAGAGTTTCCTCATTGAGATCTTCAAGTTTTCCATAAGGATAATGTTTTTCAGGAACTATCCCTATTTTATTTAGGATTTTCATAGTATCTCTTGGGGTCATTCCTTCCATTCCATAGGATTCTCTTAGATTATAAACAAACTGAGGAGACATATATCCTTGAAATCCGACATCCACTCTTTCCTGCCAATCTTTCATAGCAGCTGCAGTTTGAGCTGAGCAAGTTCCTTGAGTTCCCTGATCCCTGACTGCTGGCATTTCTGGACGAAGATCATAGACTTCTGGAAGAGTAATATCTGCTGGATAAACAGTACTTAATAGAAAGTCTCTTTCATCTACAGGACTTCTCTGTAGGTTAAATTTATAATTAGTCATTAACATAATAAAGAATTATTTTCTCTATTTATTCAACAACAAAAAACCCCCTTATATAGGGGGTTTGGATTCAAAAGAATTTTATTTATAGGTTAGATGCTAACAGAACTGAGTCGGTCTGTATTTTATAAGGAGAAAAGAAATCTAATATTTGTTGATCGTCTAATTCCATGATCCCCTGATAAGTAGCTATTTCGGTCTTCATATTAATTTCCAAAATATATTTCCGAAGACTACTTTCATAAGTTGGAGATGTAGCATATCTATAGCCCCTATAATTAACAAATCCCCTATCCCTTGTTAATTGAATAATATCTTTCTTTATAGTATCTCCGGAGGAGGTAATTTTAATGAGATATTTTTCTGTAACGAGTTTTAGATAAGGTTCTATAGATTCGTTTGGGTCACTATATCTATGTTTTATTTGCCCATCATCGTATGTACCAACATTCCATACAGAATTAGTCTGAGCAGCAAGACCTTTAGTTCCCATGTGAGATTCCAATAAACCCTGAGCGATAACAAAAGAAACATCCATCTTATATTTGTCGCATAAATTGACAAGCATTTCTGGATCTATCTTTGTTCCTGGAGCAGCAATTTGAAGATAATTTTTAACTTCTTCAATGAGCTTAGTGTTAACCCTTTCTTTAATTGAATTAACATAGACGACATGTTCCGTTTCTTCTTCATTATCCATAGCAACTAGGGGAGATTCGGTGAAAGACCCTATCACTATGCTGAGATAAAATAGAGCTATTAAAGTAATAACCTTCTGAAAAAACTTTTTAATCCTTTTGAATCCATTAAAAGCAAGCAAATCTTGTTGGGGATTTGATGTTGTCTTGTCCTTTCCTCGAGTTTGTTTCTTTAATTGTTTCATAATCATTTTTTTAGTTTAACATCGAAACCCTTTTTCTAGCCAAAAGCCATCCCATCCATTTCCAAAGGGTTTTTATTTTAACAGGGATTTAAAGTTTCAGTCTGTGAACAATTGCATTGACTGAATTAAACTGTCCTCATCTGTATCATGAGGCATATCTTGAGGTTCTGATTGTTCGATCTCTTCTTCAATAATTTCTTCTATATATCTCGAAGAAGTTACTAAAGGTTCGTCTTCTTTTAAATTCCTAAGAATCATATAGGCTTTATCTTTGACCTTTCCATCTACAAGTTTCTTTATCTCAAATGCAGGAAACTCATCATCTTCAATAAGTCTAAGAATAGTTCTTTCTCCTTCCCCCTCCATTAAAATATAAGTTCCGGCGGGTTTTCCTTTTATAAAATTCCTAACATCCTTAGAAAAAACTCCCCCCTTACCCCGGAGCCATTTTTTAAAAGATTCGGCAGTCATTGCAGAAGGAAGATCTATTCTAACCATGTTTTCCTCTTCTATAGATAAAACAACTCCGTCTACTGAATTAGGACAAATATCTTTTATATTAAGATTATTTAGAGTATAATTCAATATCTTCTCCTCTGATTTCTGTTTTGATGCCATGTATATAAGTTTTAATTATTTAAATTCTTTTATCATTTTTTGAAACTCATTCATCTCTTTTACCATTTCTTCTGGAAAAAACTTTATAGCATCCCTTATCTGCCTTGGATCTTTCTGATAAAATCTACAATATTCAGAAATGGTTTCATTAGAGATTTTTACTTTTTTCTCTTCTTTTTCTTGATTCTTTTTGACCCCTTGCTGATACATCCAATATGGGGTTTTTTGATATTGCTTCCTTAGGTATCTTTGCCACCAGTCTACAGCAGCTTCCATGTTTATCCTAATATGTTGAAGCAATTGAGCCTGAATAGGAAAATTAATAGCCATTCTTCTTTGAATCATAAAGAAATTTTTTCTTTTATCCCCTTTAGTTGCTTCTGCATATTTTGCAGGAGATTCAAACATGGCTTTAGTTAGCTCGAATAATTCCATAAATCTTTTAGTAATTTCCCTTATAAGAGTTTTAAAAGGGCCCCAGGGATTTCTCTGGGGCCCTAAAAACTTTCAGATAAGATTACTCCTTCTTATCCGTTGGGGTTACACCTTTTGCAAGGTCTTCGGGTTTAATTCCGACGAAGTTAAGGAGCTTACTCATGTCAAAGCCAGTACCCTTAAATCCTTCAAACATTTTGGTAAGAACTTCCACCGGGATGGAGCCGAATTTACCAACGCTTGAACCGTTCTGGCCATTTCCGCCAAAGTCGATAACCTTGACTTCCTGGATGTTCGAGAGGTGAGCAGTTGAAGCTGCCATAACTCCTGCGAATTCCTTAATGACATTAGGCCCGAGTGTCTGAAGAGCATTAAGTACTTCAAGGAACTTACCAGTCTGGTCAAGTTTTGCATAAGCTTCAGCTTTTTCCTTGATACCCTTAGCTTCAGCTGAAAGTTTAGCATAAATTGCTTTACCTTCTGCCTCACCCATTTTGACGATCTTAGCAGCATCACCATCGGCTTCTGCCACCTTCTTGAGACGAATACCTTCTGCTTCACCTTCAGCTTTCTTAATAGCTGCCTGTTTTGCACCATCAGCTTCGAGAATCTGAGACTGCTGAACTGCTTCAGCTGTTACGATACGAGCTTTCTTTTCTGCTTCGGCAGGAACGATTTTTTCGGCAAGGTATCTTTTTTCTTCCTTAAGAGCACGAGCTTCTTCCACCTTAGTCTGGGCAACTTCCTGAGCAGCTTCTGTTGTTGCCTGAGCTTCAACAACTGCTTTCATTGCCTGTGCCTGAGAAAGAGGTCCTGCCTGGTTAGCAATCTCATTCTGAGTGTCAGTGAGAGCTTTCATTTCAGCTTTCTTAACATCCCTTTCCTTATTGGATTCGAAAATTTTCTGGTCATTGATATTAGCCTGTTCGATACCGGCTCTTTTTGCAGTGGTAGTTTTTATTTGAGCATCTCTTTCTGCTTCAGCTGTACCAATATCGGCATCCCTTTTAATTTCAGCTGCTCTCTTACGCCCGAGGTTCTTTATATAGTTATCGTTATCGCGGATATCCTGAATATTCAGGAAGTCGATATTGATACCCATTTTGTTAAAGTCATCGTTGGCTTCTTCAAGAACGGCTTTGTTAAGTTCGGTTTTGTCTCCAATAAGGGATTCCATAGACATCCTTCCAACCACAGCCCTTAAGTGGCCTTCCAGGTTATCCAGAATATTTTGGTTAACTTCCTCGTCGCTTTTCCCAAGAAACCTTTCGACAGCCACCATAAGAATATTTTTCTCTGAAGCAAATTTGACGTTAGCAACACCTTCTACGGTCGTCATAACCCCATCTTTGTTAGGAGCATCCTTTACGGTAACTTTAAGAGTCCTGTTTGAAAGGTTCATAAATTCAACTTCTTCCAATATAGGAATTCTGAAGAATCCACCGCCGGTTACGAGGCGATAACCTTTTTCCATAGTAGATCCATCTGCATTCTTAATCATTTTCTTTCTACCGAAAATGACCGCTGCCATGTTAGGCGGGATGCGGATGTAATTTTTATTGACGAAAGCCAATAGGGAGGCGAGAAGAATAATCGCACCCAGAACAATAGCACCTAAAATAATGTAAGAATTCATGTTACTTGTTTTTAGTTATTAATTTGTTACTTACTTTGTTTTTCAATTATAAGAGTGTTTCCGAGTCTTCCAACAACTTTTACAATTTCGTGTTGTTTAACTTTTCCGCCATTCTTTTCTTTAGCCATATAAAGCTGATCGCCACCGCCGGAATCAATCTTGACCTGGCAAGATCCGGAGTTTGTAGTTTCCACAGTTACTGAAGCTTCTTTTCCAATAAAATCATTAGAATCAATATTACTATGACCCTGAAATGAATAAAGAAATTTCATAAGATAAAAAGCTATCGCTCCGGCAGAAACGCCTGAAATTAGTCCTACTATAATCTGAGCCCCGATAGATTTTTCCGAGAGAAACATAGCTCCTCCCCCAATACCAAAAGCCAGCAAAAATGCAAAAATAGTTCTCAAAGAAAAAAGCTTTGGACTATCTACGTCACCGCCATCATGACCAAAATCATGACCGAAATCATGGCTCATGTCTCCATGATCGAATTCCCCAAATATTAAAGAGCTTAAAAGACCAATACTCCCAATAAGAAGGAAAGCTAAATAAACTAGATGAATTTTTTCCATTGTTTTGTATTATGAATTATTTGTTATTTTTCCAGGGGAAAGTTATTTTTGAGGGGACTGATTTAGGCATTTCCTGTTTTTCCTGTTCTACCACTACAGGTTCCGTCTTTTTAGAACTTACAGGTTCTTTATAAGAATAGTGATCCTGAATTTCTTCCATTGTATTTCTTGTTTGAGTCGGAAGTATTTCAACTACAACATAAAAAACATCTACCAACTGAAAAAACTGTACCCAACGATATTTTTTTGTTCGGTCAATAGATTTAATTACATCTTCAAGATATAATTCCGTTTTTGTCCCTTTCCGAACTCCTTCATATTGAATTTCGGATAAAAGATCTTTGACATTAAAAATTTTGTACGCCATGTTATTTTGTATTAATTAAAATAGTTCTTTATTAAGATTTATCCGATCAATTTCGCCGAATATTGAAGCCTCTGTGGTTGGCTTTTTATATTTTCCTCCACCAGCAGTAATATATCTGGTTCCTTCCAAAATAGAAACCATATTCCAATTTTGCGGATGCACTTGAGGTTTTGATAACTCATCCTGAACTTTCTTTTCAAAAGCTTTTACAAATGTAGTTGGAAAAATAGATGGATCGAGATGAACCAACTTTCGCTGTCTCAAAAGTCTATCATCGATCTTAAATGAAGGGCGCTGGCCGGAAACATTTACCAGTTGATCATAAATAACTTCTTTCTTTTCAAAAAGATCTATAACAGATTTAGCTCCAATATAATCAACAATTTTTTGAAATTTGGAATCGGTTATTCTAACCTCTTTTCCTTTATCATTTAACCATGTATAAATTGCTGGAACATTATCACCATCATCACCACAGAAAATCTTTCTCATAGCAATTAATTCACCATTAACAGGTTCCAACTTTACTTTCTGATCATTAATAAGTCTTTTGAAATCCTCTTTGTCAACATCAATACCTCTATTAAAGAAATCTCCTGGATCTGCATCATTGAGCCATTCTGAAAAATTAGATTCAGGGATAAAAAGTTTTTTAGAAGCATTTTTACCTTGCATAAAAGGATTGAATACTGTACAAAAAACCATTTTTCCAGCATCTGTTTGCCTTGACTCAATTAGCTGACGAACATCTTCGTCCGCAGATATTATAATAACATGTTGATTTTGGTTATGAAGCAATTCTTTTTTCCATAAAGAAATAAGGTCATCCGCCTCAGCTTTATCAAATTTGGAAACGATAAAACCATTGGTTTCAAGAATATCAGCGAATTCTCCCATAATCTTGAAGACGTTGTCCCAATTAATATGAGCAGATTTGGTTCGTTGAGCTTTGTATCCCTCGTTCTCATCGATAGAAATATCTTTTCTCCATGATTTCGAGTCCAAAGCAAAGATAACCCGGGATGGGTTGATTTGGCGGATGACCTGGGAAACATCAGTTGCAACTTTTCGCATCAACTGATCTAATTCGAATTGATTATCGAAACTATATTGTTTGGACCCATATCCACCTACGATGAATAAGGATCTGAAAAACATGTTACTAAGGTCAAATATTGCGTTTGTCATAACAGGACAAATGTATTAAAAATAGTTAAGATAAAAAATATTTTGTCGTTAAAAAACCGTTAAGTTATCTGAACATATCATCTATGGCAGGATCGATAGTTTCTATATAAAGGATTTGCATTAGATACCACCCCCCATCCGTAACAAATATAGGGTTAATTTGGATAATATTTGGTTTTTCCTCTTCGATCCAAGAGCATACCTGATCATCAAGGTCATGGAAATCTTCACACTTAAAAAACTTTATTTTCTTCATATCTTTGTCAATATTTGAAAAACCAATGAGCGCTGTTCTTCTGGGATTTTGCTAAAATCACAAACTACTTTATAAGGTATTTGCAAATTAACTATGCCAGCTAAATTTATTATTTTCAGAATTTCGACAATTGGAGAAGATTCCTCAGTTAATTTTTTATCTGTTTCGGAAGTTATCATGAGTTCAAAATTTGTTGAATTCTAAATACAGCGGCAAGCAAAGTAATCAAAGGATCAATGACAAAGCTCTTTTGGTATTGGTATTCTGCAACACTTATTAAAACACCAGGAAGCTTATCAAGACGAGCAGGAGCAGCATCACTAAGATATTCAGGAAAATCATTTCCGAGAGCAGAGAGAGCTTCATCTACACGAGAGCTATATTGATTTACAATAAGCTTATAATTATCATAAGGTTTTTTAGGATGAAGACAAAGATCAAATAAATCAGCATAAGAAGAGCTATTAGCAATATTTGTCATGCTAAGTTCTGTAGCTTTACTATTATGAAGTGATTGGAGCTTATTCATTAAAGCTCGAAGATCCGGGAAATTCTTCTTTACAAATTCATGCAAAACTTCCTCAGTATATGAAATATCAATAGCTTTAAGAATAGCTGCAACTCTCCTTTTGTATTCAGCCATCAGGTACTCCTGCTCCTCATTATTAATAGGATCATAAGAAATAGGCAGGAATCTGGATTCCCATATAGCTTCTGGAATTTTATTTAAGAAATTACAGGATGCAATGAACCGGGTGGTTTTAGCATACTTCTCCATAACAGCTCGAAGAGCTTTATAAAATGTATCTGTAGCTCCGTCAAGCTCATCGAGAATTACACATTTAAGTTTGTCTCTCCCGCCCTCTAAAGAGATAGTTGAACAAAAAGGAATTAAATTATCCCTGATTATATCAATACCCCGTTCTTCGGAAGCATTAATATAAAGGAATGGATGATCCTTTGCTAGAATAAAAAGAGTTGATGTTTTTCCGGTACCGGGAGATCCAAAAAGCAAAATGTTCTGGACAAGGCCATTTTGAAGTTGAGATTTTATTCTTTCAGGAGCAATCAAATGCTCTAATTTCTGAGGCCTAAATTTCTCGGTAAAAAGTTCATTTATAACACTAACGCTCATAACAATATTTTATCTCTTTTAGAGGGGGGTTAAACAAAAGTTTTAACAGAAAATTCTTTTTAACAGTCTTTTCCACCAGGGAAGTAAATACCTGGAAAAATGTTCTTCCGCCTGGACAATTCTCTTATCGTGGTTAAAAGCCACATCCAGATAACTTACTTCATTGAGTTTTATCCAGAGGACTGAAGAAATTTCAGAATTAGAATATTCCGTCACATATTTGGGAAGGCCAACATCATTAAAATCAAAAACCATCCCATAAGTTATAGCAATATTCTGTCTATTTTCTGAAGGATCTGTATTTATAAAGAATGGCTGTCCTTTGTTATCGCTCTTAAGTCTGTGTTTAAGATCCGGGATATAAAAAGAAGTTTCTTCAAATACCTCTCGGATAACTGCTTCTATTCCACTTTCATCCCAATCCATATATCCACAAGGAACACACCATTTTCCTGGTTGATCCATTATGGGAGATCTTTTCTCCATAAGGACATAAATATCTCCTTTCCATTTGCCAAGTATTACAGCAACAACGGCTGCACTTCGGCTTTCCCAGACTATTTTTCCGTCGATTCGGTGTTCTGTGTTTGGTCTGTTTTTGAATTTGATTTCCATTATTGCTGTTTTTCAAGAAGTTTCAGTTTTTCTTCTTCTGTCATATTCTCAAGTTTAGATTTTATAAAGTTCTTTTCTCATTCCCAGGAGTATTTCCTGAACCCTTTCCACATCAGGTTTATCCGGAAGAGTTGATTTTGTAAATGCTTCTTCAAGCCCGTCTTTCATTGCTTCGGCTTCACGAAGAAGATCCTCGTATTCATATTCTCCATGACGTATCTTCATAAGCTTTTCTATCTCCTCTTCAGTTCTTCGAACACGAAGCTCCCCTTTAGAAAGCTCATGAGCCATAAGAAGAAGACGATATGTGTGCATCATGTTTTTTGAGTCATAATTCTTACCATGAGCCTTGTTCATTTTTACCCTGTTAGGATTTCTTTCTTTGAGCCAAGTTTGATATTCCTGATATTTTTTACAGTGTGATGAATATCCGTCTTTATTAAAGTAAAGATACCCAACTTCCTGCTGGCCCTTAGGTATGGAGAAAAGCTGAACCTGATTAGCTTTATCTTCATCAGAAACTATCCCCCATATTGGTTCTTGGGAATAGAACATTGCATAAAGATCGTGGCCATGATCTATAGCCGAAAGGCCAAAATTTTCCTGAGTATAATTCATGGATTTAAGCCACAGAGACTTATAAGGTTCTACAGCTAACCATGATTTGAAAGGAATTGAACCGGCATCTTTAAGGACATAACAGAAATCAAGAACAGTTTTACGGGTCATTTGGGATTCTTCCCAGTTCATTTTCTTATTGTACCCGCGAGCCTTTTCTATTTGATCTATAGCATATCCAGCAAAAGTCCAGCGAACTTTTTTGGAAAGAAAATCATGTTTATTGTATTCGAGGACCGCCCAAAGAGGATGGCGATAAATGACACAATCTTCAGGCATTGCAAGAAGCTCTATTATATTCGGATTATTTCCTGCAAGAAGATGCATGAATCGTCCAAGCTCATAAAAAGTAACGTCATTCTTTTCGTCTGATACTTGATCCACCCATCCATATTTAAGAGCATCATAAAGAGGTTGATAGAACACGCCTCTTATATCTGTATCTGAATCCGGAGTTGCTGTTCCATAGGCATGGGATCCAGATATGGATTCAAAAAGTATAAGATTTCGATCCCGAAGATCCTGTATTGTGTAAGTCATTTCAACTAATTTTTTCCAAATGTATAAAAAAATCCCAAATAAAAAAATTATTTTTTCTTATTTTATTAAATCAAGGATTTCTTTATATGTTGTGATCTTTCCCCTAAGAAAATTAGCAAATAATTTTTCTTCCTTGTCAAGCTTCTTCAATTCTTCTTCCATATCTTTTTTTAGAGCCCTAATTTGTTTCCTGGCATTTTTGATAACCTCTCGGTTCTTATTAGCCGAAAAAATATCAATAGGCTGTTGAAAATCGATTTTTTCCGAAATCGCTTCAGCCAAAATCTGTGGGCTAAAAAAGTTGTTTACCTTTCCAGTAGCATATACCTGGATAAGAGTTACCAATGAAGATTTTTCCTGAGCATTCATATTAGAAGATTTTAATGGAATTTTTAAGCCTCTGATAAGATTCAACTAATTTATCGTATTCCTCTGGAGTATAAGGATCCGTATTTATTTCAAAAGGAATAAGCTCGTCTGGATTCGAATCCCAAAATCTTTCTGAAGTTTCATGAACCTTATAGAAAAATATAATATTATTGTATTCTATAGAAATGAAATCAACATCTTCTGGTAAAATATGACCTGTACTCAATGCACATAAAAACCCTCCATCATCTTTGCACTGAACCCGTTTAACATGATGCCCGGTTTTAAGAATATCTTCAAAAGGCTGATCGACAAAATAGAGATTCTTTGTCTGATCATTTGTAGTAATTATGACTTTGTCAGTTTCAAACCAAAATAAAACATTTGAACTATCAGAGGTAGCCTCTGATGGGGAATAAGAAATCTTCTGAAAAGCCTTATATCCAGTAGAATCAAATGATACCTGGCTAAAAATAGTTCCTGTTAAGGCAAAAAATAACGAAGCTAAAATAATCTTTTTCATCTCTCTCTTTTTTCTCTTTGAGGCCTGGGGTGGATTCGAACCACCAGCTCTTTCGAGTTCCTTGTCTATCATTCGGGCTATAATCCGAAGTAGCTAAGCCATTGTAAATATACAAAAAAAGATCCAGAGTAGAAAATCTGGATCGTTAAAAAACGTTAAAAAATGGAATTATCGAGTCCATTTATATTTACATGCATATTCGGGGAATTCGTATAATTGAAGCATCCCACTATAAATTCCTGGAAGTTTCTTAATGTGTTCTATTTCAAATACTCCATTTTGAGGAGGTTCTTCAGATGATTTCTCGACTTGCAATTTAAATCGATAAAAATCCTCATCCGAATTATCTTCAAGGATAGTAACGATGGCAATGAACCAATCTTCTTTATATTGATACATTTTGCCAACTTTAACAAAATCCCAGCCGCCATCAATTGCACTTGCCATTATTCTAAAATTAATCCTACCCCTGAAATATTCTTAATGGTTAATTTTATCCCATTCTCCTGGAAAAGTCTTCGAAGATGAGTCACATAAACATCCATAGATCTCCCCGCGAAATAATCATCCTTTTTCCACACTTTTTCCAGTATAATTTCTCTTTTAACTACTTGGCCAAAATTAGCTGAAAGGATCTCAAGAATACCACCTTCTTTAGCAGAAAGTTTCTTAACATCTTTTCCTTTATAGGAAAGCATTCTTCTGGTTGGATCATATTTGCAAGGTTCAAAATCAATAACCTCAGCCATTTTGGTCATTAGTTTTCTGAGTTTTCCAAAATTTCGAGAATAGCTGCTAATGTTATTAATTATAATATCAAACAAACTTTGATATGAGAATTCCTTGTCATCGGAAGGATCAAAAGGAATATGAATGTCGGCTCCGTTAACTGAAATAAGATCCTTTATATTTCCATAAAGAAGAATAGGGACATAGGCGGATTTTCTTTTTATAAAGTCGATAGCTTTTTTGGTAAAATTAGAGGGGACTGCTAAAGCAAATCCTTCTATCGTTTCATCCGCAATCAAGTCGAAAAGAGCCTTCTCATTTCGAACTACCAGTACCTCCGTAGTTTCTTTCATCAAGAGCATCGAATCTTTATAGGTAGCTTTAGAAGGGTCCAGGCTTCGCGTATAACGATTGAAGATATTGACTATGTCCGCGTCCTGAGCGTAAATTGCAATCTTCATCTTTACAATATTATTTAATGTAGGGCAAATGTATCAAAAAAATTAATATTTAAATAAATTTTGATGTTAAATTTTCGTTAAAAAATTAAATCAATGCTTCATATCCTTTCCAGACATTACAGTCTTCTGGATCATAATTAGATATTCCTGTTTTTTCCATCTGCATCTTGTATATGGCCATCAAATCCGAAAAATATATGGCAGTTGCAGATTTACCATAAATTTTATCCCATTTAACCTTAAAGTTAAAAATATAAACTCGAAGAGGGGTCGCATGTCTGGCCGATGTTTTAAGAATAGATTCTTTGACGTAATTAAATTCGTCTATCATTGGCTGGTGGTCAATGACCAGCCTTTTATTAATAACATCATATAAATCATAGACATATCTTGACCTATCGCCATTCTGATTTATCCAGTAATTTGCTCCGAAGAATGTATATAATTCTGGAGAAACTGTTTTAAATCCTTCGTACATTCGATTGTTATAAGCAACAATCAAATACCTTTTAACGCTTATCTTGTTTTTCAAAGATTCCCAAGAAAGTCCTTTATAGATTTTCTTCATTTTTTTCCTCCTCATTTTCTTTTTCTTTCTCCTCTGCTTCCATTTTTGCTTTAAGGTTCTGGAGAACTTCAAGATCTCCAAAAGTGGCCTTCCTTTTATCAGCTCTCTTCTGAATAGTCTCCACCTCTTTCTTTTCTTCTGGTTCCAAAGAAGGACTTTCTTTGAAACGGGTAAAAACCTGATCCCTTCTCATCTGGTTAGTTATCCAGATAATATTTTTATCCTCCATAAGAAGACCATTCTGAACGAGCTGAAGGATCTCTTCAATACAGGACTGACAGAGATAGGTTGTTGTTTTTTCTCCTTGCCAAGCCATAATAGCTCCATGAGTTATATGCTTGATAACAGCTTTTTCCTCTTTGGGAATTCTTTCGCCCTCACAAACTTCTCTCCTCATCTGATCGATAGTGTCGTGCATATATTCGGATGACTGCATTCTTCCAAGAATAGTTCCGACATCTATGAGATCATGGCCGCATACGTTGCATTTATGGGGTTTTCCATCTTGAAATTCCCAAACCTTTGTAGATTTGTAAACCGGGAGATAAGCTCTGATAAGATGGTTGACGAAATTCTTTGATTTCGGGTCTTCGTAGAGCTTCTGAATTGCCGTTTTTTCTTCCGACATTTTAGTTTTATTTTAAGTTATACTTTGTTTTTTGTTAAAAGTTTTAACGAACTCTTGATCTGAATTTGTGTTCAATGGCTTTAGATAAAGAAACCCATTGATTAGCATTTTCAGATATATTATAAATCCAGATTTCGTCTTTTTCTTTATTAATTGAGACGATTTTTACAAGATCCCCAACGTGAGTTCTATAAACCCCGCCAATTTCGATTTTCAGTTTTTCTTCCATGTTATTTTATAAGATTTAAAGCATCTGTTAATGCAGATTCCAAAGCCTGCTCGTAAGTAGGATAAACACGATCATCATCCTCATCTTCATCAAAGGCATCCCAAAAAATTGTAGGCTCGTAAGAGGTTCCTCCATTTTCATCATCGAATGGTTCAATCATAATATCCATTCTAAAACCCTCCCTTAAAATTCTCTGGAGAAGGGATTGAGTTGGAGCTGGAATCCCATTGGAATAGGAAAAATCGATCCCTTTTGTAGGTGAGGTATTTAACTCACCAGAGGGAGAATACCATGAATTAATTTTAAAATTAAAGGCTATTTTTTCCTGAAGGAGTTTAGCAGTTTCAAAACTAATGATTTCGTCTTTCATATATCCCATTATAATAATTTTATTGAAAATCTTTCAGCCATCTTCTGAAGGGTTTCCTCAGGAACATTATGTATATTTTTCCCTTCGTGCCTATTTTCGACAATAACTGAAAAAACCTGATAACCGTATTTTAGGGCAAGATCATAATAAGGTTTTAATTCCCTTGCCGTGGTTGAAGTATTTGCAACGATTATTTTTTCTACATCCTGCCTCATGTGGAATTCGCATCTTCCCAAACACCACTGATGAGCAGCTCCCAATTCTTCTTTCTTCCAGAGATACTTTCCGTCTTTCATAAAGTAATCATCTGCGGAACAAATTGGAGAATCTAAGATTTCGGCAAGGGAAGTTTTTCCTGATCCGGGCAATCCTCTTAATATGATTAATGATCTTTTCATTGGTGCAAATATACAAAAAATTTCTTTATCTTTTCAATTTTTGATAAAATTTTTGGTTTTATTTCTTTCCAGCCAGTCTTGATAGTATTAATATCATCCCAACTAAGCCAAGCACTTCCAATATTCATTATAAAATAATTTATCATAAAGTAAAATAAAATAAATTGGCTAATAAGAGGAATATTTATCGAAAACGGGATGATTAAGCATAAAAAAATGTCAATTAATATTCCAATAACGGGGGCTGCCCCAACTATAATCAATTTATAAGGATTCTCATTGGATAAAGCAATTGGAAAACTAAATCCTAACCCCGGAACTGTTTTTTCTTCCCCTTGGTTATTAATATAAGGTATATCCTTTCTGGCAATAAAATACCATTTTTTAGGATCTATATTAGCTTCGCATCCGGTGATTACAATTGCTAAAATATGGCACAATTCATGTATTAAGATCATGGGAATATTCAGGATGGTTTTAATAATCCAAATAATATCCCGGGCTTTATTAGGGGATTCTTTATTAAGATAATCCCTTATTTCCTGAATCTTTTTCATTCAAAATCGAGAGAGTTATCGGTTCTTTCACATGCATCAATTTGTAATTCCCATTCATCCGGATCAAAATGCTTTTCAAAAAATTCTTTTCCAGCCCGGATAGCTTGTTCCTGAGTATAGAATCCCCTGACATTAGATCCTGGTCTCCATCCCTTATAATTCTCGGGATATTTATCGATTTCCCATTGTTCAAGAACATGGGTCATTTCAATCCTGTAATTATTAAAGAAAGGAATACTCCAGACACTTCTGAATGTTCCAGTTTCCTTAATATTTTCAAAACTTGGATGGGAAATATTTAAAACTGCATAATAATGAATGGCTCCAAAGCTTGTTCCCCTCCAGGTTGAAATATCCAGATTTACCTTAGTATCTCCAATCCGAGCCTGATATATTTCTCCATGCTCATCCATGATTTGAACCCCAGCGCCTCGATAAGGATCGAATTTGAAATCATCTTCATACTCATGGGATTCGCTGGGAAGTTCCTTAGTAAGATCCCATCCCTTATTATTAAGTATCTGATAGTTTCCTACTTTTTCATCGGAATCGACGGTTCCCTCTTTAATCCGAGAAGCCCTTTCTTCAGCAAGCATCTTTTCAAATTCAGCTTCCTCTTTTTCAAGTTCAGCTTTTTTAGCTTCTTCTTCAGCTTCTTTTTGCATCTGACGAATTTCCTCAAGCTTCTTTTTCTGATCTAGTCTTTCCTTTTTATCAATCTGATGTTCTTTCCAATATTCATCATAAATTTCTTTAACTCCTTCGAGTTTTATCCTGACATTTTTCGTTTCAAGCATTTCGGTAACAAGGTTCCAAAGATCCTCAACATCTATTATAACGTTGATACTTTCCTCCTCCCCGTGTTTATTAATTTGATAGTGCCCACCCATACATCCGCCGAGCGTACCCAGATCTTCATCATTGGCACCTGTAACATCTGCTTGATCGTCTGCTACTCTAAAGAAAGCAAAACCAGATTGAAAGAATTTTTCAGAATCCTTTTTATGACGATAATTAAAAAGTCTGATTGGGAGATTGATATTTCCCAGGATTGGAAGTTTACTTACTGAATTTGACATACTCCTTTTCTTTTATGCAAATATACAAAAAAACTCCCAAACTAAAAAATAATTTGGGAGTTTTTATTATCTGCCATAGAATTTCTGGAGTTTCTTATCCTTCGTACTTATTAAAGCTTTTACCGAGAAAAAGGTAGAATCGATCACCACATGTTGAGTATAAATGAATTTCCATGAAGTTTTTTCATTTTCTACCGAGGAAATTGTTCTCTGAAGAATATAGCCATCATCATTATGAGCTTGAAGGGTTAACCATTTATCCAAAGCAATAGAATCAACTGAATGCTCTTTAATCACTGAATAGAGATCTTTAACAGACTGTTGCTCTTTTTCCTGAGGATAGTAATTTTGGTAAACACTTATAGTTTTCATCACTGTGCAAGAAGACAAAACCAAT